GGGATGCGAAATAAACGGATTGCCATCTGCCGCTGGAATTTATTTTGTAGACGAAAACACGTCAACATTGCGTGATATTTTTGCAAGTTTATCTGACTATGCATGGGTTGCACAATCTATCATTTCTGTGTTTCCATTTCCCGCAGATTTTGTTCCAAAACAGGGAATATTTTCTAGTGCTATGGGTTTTCGAATCGGTGTTTGTTACGGTAATACAAGTCCTAGAAAACGTATAATTGATATCAATTGGCAGTCAATGTTACCATCGTACACACAGAAAAAATTGTATTGTTATCCGTACAGCTTTTTTGAGATAGTCATGCCGTCCGGGAATAAAGTTATTTTAAAACCAGAATTAATAAACGGTGCAACGTTATCAATTTCCATAACCGGAAGTCCAATTCCAGATGGTACGCTGTTAGCATCGGCGAACGATTATGACGGAAACATAAACAACAGTGATTTACTAAGCGCTGGAACAAGCTTTTCAGGTTTTCCCTCATTTCCTGTGCAGAATAACCAATTCATTTTGTCTAAATCTCAAGCTGTTAGTACAAATAATTTAGTTCACAGCCAAAATCGAACCGATATTGTTATCGGTGCAATCTCCGGTTTAGCAAGTGGAATTGGTCAGGCGGTTTCAAACAAGGGTGACGCAAGCGGAATTGTTAACGCAATTGCGAATACGTTCCAGAGCGCAGTTAGGGAACAGCAATCATCCGAGAGAGACAGACAGAAAATTGATATGATGCAAAGCGCGATAGGTCTTGCTGGAAACTCGTCCGGTGGAAGTGAAGCGGTATTGATGGCGGTAAACGGTTCTCTTGATGTTATCATACGCGCGTATACGGTTAAACCAGAATTCCGTTCTAAACTGCAAAGTTACTTTGATGCTTACGGGTACAAGTCTAACCGTATCGGAATACCATATTTAAACAATCGTCCTAGATTCAATTATGTAAGGTGTAATACCGTTAACATTTATGGTAATATACCGAATGAGCATTTAGATACCATAAGAAGCATGTTTTTAAACGGCGTGACATTTTGGCACGATTATGAAAACGTGGGAACTTATGGAAATAATGAATAGAAAGGAGGGATAAAATGGGGAGACGCAGTATAAGCCGTGATCCGCTCGGTCTGTGTGGCGTAGGGTATGACCAGAAAATTATGAGCGGTGTAAATCGAGATTGGACGTACTGGAATTATCTTAGATATCTATACGTTTTAGCGATTAGCCGTTTTAAGTGGAATAATTTGCCTGATACCGTTTCAGAACGAGTGATAGAACAGACGCTAATTATGAAAGGAAATTGTCTGTTTTTTGAGAACCCGGTTATAGGCATGGTAGCCCTTCCTTCCGCAAACACTGGTAAATTTAACATTTACAACATTCCCAGAATCCGTCATGTTAATACGGCAAACGGATACCATACTGTACGGTATGAAGATAACAGTGTTTTGGTATTTAATGATGCGACCTATTCTCCGTTTGTACCAATCATCGAATATTATGCACAAAAGTTGGCGCGTGTGGAACTCGCAAAGGATGTAAATATTACCTTGCAGATGAGACCTAAAATTATTCGTACGAACAAGGACAACGAGAATTCGATGCGTCAAATGATTAATAACGCGCAACTCGGTTTACCGTATATTTTTTACGATGATTCAGACGAATTCATTTCTGAAACTGACAAACCGGAAGTTCTGGATTTAAGTACACCAATTATTACGGAGCCGCTTGACAAAACAAAAATGGCGATTCTTGGGGAATATCTTTCATTGCTAGGTTACAACAACATTTCCGTGTATAAGGCGGAACATCTTACTGTAGACGAGGGTAACGCAAACAATGAGCACATTATGGGATTCAGAAATAATGCTTTGAGAAGCCGAGAAATTGGTGCAGAACAAGTCAACCGAATGTTTGGAACTAACATAAGTGTAGAATTTGATGCAAATGCACTTGCTAAAGTTGATGGAACTTTACAGCCTAGCGATACCTCTGATAGAGAGGGGTACGGGACAGGCGAGACAGAAGAGAAAGAGGGTGACGAATAATGGCATATTATACAACAACATTACGTGACATAATTTATCATTATTCACAGGACAAAAACCCCGAAGCTCTTGCTAAACAAAACGCTGGTGAAGGGAGATACCCTTTCTTTAAACCAGAATATGATGTGCCTGTTTGGGAACGAATAGCAACAGCCGAAAAGAGCATGATTGACAAAAATATTAGGTTCTTCTCTGAACAAATGAAAGATGATTTCTTCCATCTTTTTTGTACTGACAATTTGATGCGAGAAATTGAGTATGAAAGTGTTACGATGTTTTTATTACGATTTAATGGTAACATAAGACGCGTAATATGGAGATACAATAAACTTTACGAAATCATGCAGAAAGATTTTGACTTGCTAAATTCATTTTCAGACGAAACTAGCCGCTCGGTTAATGAGGGAGAAAATACCAAAAACTCTGGAAACATGCACACCAGCGCAACAAACACCAACAAGAATGTGTATGAGGACACACCGGAAAGTGCTTTAGGGAATGAGGACTACGCTACTAACATAACAACAGACAATGGTAGCGGAAGTAGTGATTCCAATTCCTCTGATAAGGGAGAACGTAAACGGGACTTGACAGAAACGGTCACTCATAAAGGCTTCACTATTCCACAAGGAGAAGTACTCAAGCGAAACCGAGACACGTTACCGGATGTGATTGGGGAAATGGTGAGAGAGGTAAGCCGTGGACTGTTTCTCAAAATTTTTACATTTTAGAAGGGAGGAAATAATATGGATATCGAAAAACCTAAAAAAGTGTGCAATCCTCCATCGTGGCTTTCTCTTCCGTCCGCGTGGGACTGGTCAATTTCATTTGAGGAAAATCTCGGAAAAATCTTGTACAACGTAAACGTGATTGTGCAGTATTTGGAAGATTTACAGACGAATTATGAGGAATACACAGACAAGGCTATTGATGCTTTACGTGTAGAACTCACAGCTGTGATTGACCAGTTACGAGATTATCACGACAGAACACTTGCAGAATTACGTACCTACATAGACCAGCAAGACACGTTTTACTGGAATGAACATCTTAAAGACGTTATGCGAATCGAAGGAATGATAACAGATTTACGTACGTATGTTGATGCTAATTTTAAAGATATTCGTGACAAGCACGCAAGCGACGTTGTTAAAATCTATGCAGATATGGACATAATGAAGCAGAACTTAACTGCTTATGTGGATTCCAGCATAGAACGAACAAGAGCGTGGGTTCAGGAAGAGTTAGACAAACTGCGAGTGGAAGTAGACGAAATTAATGAGGATGGATTCCGCATCGATAATCCAACAACCGGACTGCGTGACCACGTGAGTAACACAGTTACAGATGTGTGGAACGCACTGAGAGTTCACGCTATCACGGCGGCGCAGTTTGACGAGTGGTTCGAAGCTTTTGAAAATGTGGGGACTAACTTCCAGAAATTGTATATGACAGCCATTGACTTTGATGTACAGGCTTACCGAATAATGTATGAAAAATACAAGCATCGGATTTACAATCCCATGACAGGAGAGTGGGGGAGAATTCAAACGGCTGTAGAAGATGTCGCAAGTATGGATAACCAGATGTGTCTTACTGCTGGGGAACGTGATAACATTTTACAGTTTAACGATGCTGACTACAAAAAGTACAATGCAACTGCATATTTCTGGGATAGGAGTTCTATTCAGATTTTTGACACAAATAATATACAAACGATAGAACGTTCAGTAAATGGTTTCAGAAGAAAATTTAAAATTACCGGGACGTATGACGTACCAGAAGTTACAGAGGGGACAGTCCCATATCTTATCAAGGCAGACCTTCCTGTTACTGCAAAAAGAATTGATTTAATAAATGCTATTATTGCGCCCGCTTTAAGCAACAGCGGAACTTATCAGACGGAATCCAGAAATTATGTGGAAAGCGTTGAACACAATTTACGGGAAGTAGATTTTAACGTTAATGTGTTAAACGTAACTACGGAAAACGATTTACATATTATTGAAGCTCCCGTAATTATGTACATCGAAAATGTTGCTCTTAAAGGAGGTATAACTTAATGTTTACAAGACAGACTCCCTACTACAAACTCGGAATTTATAACAAAATGGACGCGCCGTATCCAAACGCAGATTGGACAGAAAATTTTGCAAAAATAGATACGAATATGAACAGCAATGGTACACTTGCAAACCGGATTTTACAGCGGGCAAATGAAATCATTGCTAGAGTAGCACAGATAGTTTCCATTAATGTTAACATGAGGGAACAGTTAACATTGGCAGAAGCAAAATTTCATGAACAGGACGGCAACGCCACTACTGCGGTAACTGTTGCTACAAACGCCGCTACACTTGCTAACACCGCTTTGACAAATGCAAACAACGCGACAGACAGCGTGAGTAAATCGGTTGCACTGGTTACACAAGCACAGCAAGCAAACAATAACGTTGCTATTTCCTTTTCTGGTTTAGACCAGAGAATAGCCGCTCTGGAAAATGCATAAAAATGTTTCACGTGAAACATCTATAAGGAGGAATTCAAAATGAGTAGTACAAACAAAACACCCAACTATGGACTTCCGCAGTACATCGACACCGATAAACCCACATTCCTTGGAGACTTTAACGATGCAATGGGCATTATCGACAAGGGTATGAACGACAACAAAAATTCTGCTGGTGAAGGTTCAAATAAAATGGATGAAGCCAACGCGAGAATTGGGGACGCTGAGAAAACGTTGACTGAGACTCAGAATCAGGTGGATAGTATTAGCGGGTTAGCAGATACCATAGAAACTAAAGTTCAAACTGCGTTGACTCAAGCAAATGATGCGGCTACGAAATCTGGACAGGCTAATACCAATTCTACAGCGGCTGTGAATGCGGCGAATCAGGCTAGCACAGATGCCAATGCGGCGTTACAGCAGGCCCAGGGAAATGTGAGTCAGATTAATGGACTGGACGCGAGGGTTACAGCACTTGAATCAGCGCCTAAAGTTACAGTAATAAAAACAAATTATTCCATTGGCTCATGGTCTCCGAATATTGCAAGTGGAAACAAAACTAATTCATTTAGCATAGACGCGCCTGACGGAACTAAAATTTCAAAGGTTAATTTAATAAATGGAAGGTCTTCAGGCACTGGCTCATCTCTTGTAGTTAGAGAAAATGACGTGTCAGGAGAAGTAATATTTACATACTTAAATTCAAATTTTCCAACTACAGCTGAAAAAGAATTATCAAATGAAGTAACAAGATTAAGTTTAGTTTACATTCAAGATGCGCTAAGCACTGGAAGTCTTGATTTTAGTATAGAAATAACACTTGCTAAAAAATGATAACCAGTAACGCGTACTTACAGTTACCGGACATGACAGAAAACGCTACAGAACTATGGCCATTATTCAAAGCTATGGGATGGACAGAATATGCGATTGCTGGAATGTTCGGTAACTTGCAGACAGAAAGTACTTTTAATCCGGGAATCTGGGAAGGGTTAAATGCGGGAAATACCAGTGGAGGTTACGGTCTGGTTCAGTGGACACCAGCAACAAAGTACTTTAATTGGTGTAGAGAAAATGGCTGGACAGACTACAGCAATTATGAACACCAACTTGCACGTATACAATGGGAACTTGAAAATCGAGAACAGTATTACCCTACAAGTAAATATCCATTATCGTTTGCTGAGTTCATAAAATATACGCCTGACACCAGCATTGGAATGACAGACGAGCAGTGCGTTAAATATCTTGCCGATGCGTGGTTGAAAAATTATGAACGTCCTAGCAATCAGAATCAGCCAAAGCGCGGAAGTCAAGCATGGTACTGGTATCAGGTACTTG